AAGGCTTTAGAAGATGCCCTGGAAAGTCCTGAAGTTTACGAAAAGGAAGATCCTAAACCCGTTCAGTCAGTACAACAGCAACTTATATCTGCGGCCATTCCTTTGGCTATTAGTATTGGTGCTGCGATCGCACCGGAAATAATTTTTGCAGGTGCAGCGTTTTCCCTAACAGAATGCTTGATCGCGGCTGCTACGGGTGAGGCTGCTAGTTGGGCTGCCAGTAAAGCGGTAGACAAATTAGATATCGATCCTGTGGCCAAGTTAGGCATTAGTCTTGCTGTGGGGGCTTTAGCAGGGGGAACTCCTGCTGCGATTTTCCAGGTTAAACGAATTAAAAAAGCTAAAGATATTGCTGTTAAAAATACTGCACAACTCAAAGATGCTTTGGAAATAGATATTGTCAATGACAATAGTAATAAATTTTATTATGTAGCAACAGCGAGGGATTTACAGAATAAAATTGAATTCAATTCAGTGATGTATAAAAAACAAATAGAAGATATTAATCTCACAATAGAAGGATTAGAATCTAGTCTTGATGAAATCAAGAGATTATCAAAACTACCCAGTGAATATTCTCTCCGTCTCTTTAGTCCCACCGCATCTAAAATTGAATCGGTCATTAAAAAATTAACTGCAAAAAAAGATAACCTACTTAATATTGCCGAAGGTGATATTTACAAAGATTCAAAGAGATTGTCGGAAGGAATAGAAAATATAATTATTCCTTTTGATCTCAAAGGTGCAAAAGAGCCGGAAATGTTGTTTAATATGGTTAACGAACAAAGTCAATTGGTTTATAAGGCGACAAATGATATCGAAAAGTTTTATAAGGGATGGGGTGATTTATACAAAGAATTAGAAGATACATATCGTGAATCAGCAATGACTTTAAATAGATATCACTTAGATATTGACTCTAAATCTATAAAATATAGCGACGAAGTTGTGGGGTTAGAACGCACAAAACGAAATCAGCAATTTAACGAACAACTTAATGAAGCATTTAATAAAACCTTGGGACTTTAAATTATGAACGAACAACTCCTATTAATCGCTAAATTCCAATCGCACCTGTTAATACTGGCGAACGCGATGATGCCACCACCCCCTGCACCCCCGCAACCAGGAATGCCACCTGTTGACCCGCAACAAGCGCAGATGCAGCAACAACAACAAGCCCAGATGCAACAGGTTAACGATTTCGATACCCTGATTCAACAAGGGGAAGAAATTACTACCGAATCGTTGCGGAAATTGGTTGCCGATCCGATGTTCCGCGATCGCTGCAAATTAGAAGAAAATCAACCGATGGCGAAACTAATCAAACGGGTTATGTTGTCGGTAGGCGATAACCCTGAGCTAACCCAAGCGTTTGATGATTGGTTGGATATCGAAACCAAGGAATTGTCCGATCAATACGGGGATACCACTAATCCCATAGCTCAAGCTATTCGTAAGGGAGTTGTGGTATTACCTACTACCGCACCGTTAGACCAAAAACTTGAATTTGCGATCGCACGTTATTATGCCTACTGCCAAGCAATTCAACAATCTGAGTTCTATGAAAATAAACAACGGCTACTCGGTCAAACAATGGCTTCTGCTGTTCCGGTTGGTGTTGGATTAGCGATCGCACTTCCCCCCGAAACCCTAATTCCCTTGATTTATGAAAAGGGGATTCGGTGGGATGGGATTGTGGATTCGTCTGTAATTGCGGAAGCGGTTGATACCCTAGAACATCAATCCAATGAAGCGGTGCAGGTATCAGACCCAACAGTACGGGATGCTTCTAAATTAGTGGTGGGATTTCTGGCGGGGGGAATTGTTGCCCATGTTGGCAATGTCAAATTGAGTAAGGATTTTACCGATAAAGATAAAACTTTGTCCGATCAAAAGATGGGGAAAATACTAGGGTTAGACCCTTCCTTATTTGGTCAAATTCGTAATGATATTTCCAGTCTCACTCAGGTAGAAGCCCCCATTCCTGTTCCCGCCAATGCCAAAAAGGTAGCCAAACAATCCCATGAGGACTTAAAAAAGGAAGCTCAACGGATTATTACTGAACAGGATCAGAAGGAATCTGAGGAGACAGAGAAAAGAATTGCGATCGCTCAAGCTAACCAAAAGATGCGGGAGCGAGTTAATCAACAGGTATCCCGTCAGGAGAAGCAAGTTAAGCAGTTCGAGGAATTTTTGAGTGATTTGGAATTGGAGATTTACGAGAAAATTGATGAATACAAGTCACAGGTATTTGGGTTAAATGAAACCCTGAATTTGTTCGCTAAGGATGTCGCTAAAAAATACAAAGATTTATTAGATCAATTTAAGTCCTTTAATCCAGAAAAGGATAAGATTGTTCCTTTCTTTGAAAAGTTAGACCAGAATAAATTATTAAAATTCAGCAAAGAGATTAACGAATTTTCCCAACTTCTATCCAAGGAAGATGAAAACGTTGACTCTAAGTTTTTCAAGCAGAGTGATTACTTGCAGGATGCCATGAATCGGATCATGGGACTCAATGAATTACCAACGGTTGTTTCTCAGGAAGAATTAGATCAAAGGATAAAGTCTAAGGAAACTGAAATATTAAAAGGGTTTAAGAATTGGTTCAATCCCAGAAAACGGAGTCAAACCGAATATACGGGAATTGAATTGTTTGAACAATATAAAAATGGCTTCTTTATTACGGATGCTGGAATATTTGGGAATGGTTGTTATGGGGTAGTAGGGAAAGGGAAACCGGAAGTTGCTGCATCGGCGGGAGCATCTATCAATTACTACAAAGAGAGAAGCATCTTTTTAGCGGTAGACCGAGTGTTTTTAGGATCTTGTGTGATGCGAATGAGTTTAGCTCAGGATGCTAAAAATATTACCTTGGAGAAGTTGACGACTTACCATGAGTCGTTGATGAAGCACTTTAAGGAAAAAGATATTCCTAAAGATATTAAGTTGGTGTTGGAAGATCCGGGTCGGTTGGCTAGTTTGTTGGGGTATGATGCGATCGCGGTTCCCCAAGACAATACAATTATTATTTTAAACAGGGGTAAAACCTGTGTTCAGAATCGTGCTTTTGGGACGGTGATTGATGTTGCGCCTAAACCTTATCAAGTTAAGTATCCTCAATTGAGGGATAAGTTGGGATGGTTGATGCCGAAGATTAGGAGTGCGATCGGGGCAGAAAACCAATTTGATTTTGTCAGTAAGGTTATGGTGTTTCGGTCTGAGATTGAGTTACCCAATAACTACAAAAAAATCCTCTCCCAATCTGAGGAGAAGATGGTTAAGGAGGAGGGTAATATTCAGCGAATCTCGACTGAACAAAGCAAGTTAAATTTTATTTCCAAAACAAAGGCGTAAAACAAATGTCAGACACGGCTAGATTATGTGAATTATTGCAAGCCCAAACTCAACTGTTGCGAATCCGAATTGCAGCAGCAGAGGGTACGAAGGAATATAAGGCGGATTGGCTAAAGAATACCGATACCGTAGTTCGGGATGGAAGTGGGAAGTTTGCCAAGAAAGGGACTTCATCAGCAACACCAGAAACCCCAACACCAGGGCAACCCCCAACGGTGCAGGAAAAAGTTGGTCAGGCAGTTTCAGATACAAAAAAAGTCACCTCCCTGTTGTTAGAAGGGGGTGAGGTTTCTGTTGAGATGTTGAAGAAATTGTTGACGGACAAGGATTTCCGCAGACGGGCAGGACTAGAGGTAGGTCAAACCGGAGCGCAAGCAATTAAACGATTAGCTGAAGCCGCAAAGGTTAATCCTGAATTTACTAAGAAACTAGATAGCTACATTAATAAATTTAATCAGGATTTAATTAAGGAATATGGGGATGACGGGGGTGCAATGGCTCAGGCTATTCGCAAGCACGGTAATCTTCCCCCTGGTGATAATTTGCAACAACGTTTGGAGCTACAGGTTGCTAAATACAAGGCTTATGAAGATGCTTTAGGTAGTCCCGAAGTTTATGAAAAAGAAGAACCTGCGTCAGTTGAGTCACTTGCTCAGAAGGTTATTGCTGCATCCGTTCCAATTGCTATAGGACTTGGTATTACGATTATTCCAGAAGCGATTTTTGCAGGTGCGGCTTTTTCTTTGACGGAATCATTGATTGCCTTTGCTGCGGGTGAAGCGGGGGTATTTGCTGCGGATAAAGCAATGGACAAGCTAGAAGTTGATAATCCTGTTGCTAGATTGGGAATTGGGCTTGCTGTTGGTGCTTTAACGGGCGGAACGGCTGTAATGGGATTCAAGACTGTTCGAGCTAAAAAGGCCAAGGATCTTGCTTATATAAGTACAAAAGAAACAAAAGACGCTTTTTTGGAGTTTGTTGATCCTGCCTATGTAAAAAAACAGGAACAATTAAACGAAGCATTGATTCCAAGTCTTGCTATGGCAGGTATTATTGATACAAATAAAATAAGTTTACTTTATCACAAAATAAACACCTCGTTTACCAACCTAAATGGGCATGGAATCGATCTAACTAAAGATCAACTTCTGCTTGTGATCAAAGGTTTAGAACGTAACCCAGCCACTAAATCTAGCCCAACAATAGATAAAATTAACTTAGTTATTAAAAAACTAGAATCCAAACAAAACCATTTGGAAAGTTTAATGAGTGGCGATGATTTTAAAAAGTTGAAAAAAGCTGCGGACGACATAGACAAGAGCCTACAAAGGGAGTCTATACAAAGAGAATCCGTCCAAAGACTAGAGAAACTAAAATCAAAGAAAAAGGGATTAAGCTATTTAAGGGATTTAGAAAAAAAAGAGTTAGCTAAAATGATTGACGAGAGAGACAAAGTATTTGACGAAGTTAGTCAGAGCCTCTCCGATTTTTACGGTAAAGGATGGGGGGAAATTTTTGACGGTATAGAAGAATCCTATCTTGAAGCCGCAATGTTAATGAATAGATATCATTTGGATATTGATTCTAAAACGATTAAATACGTTGATAAGGTAACGCCCGATTACATTCAAAAATCCAGAATACGCAAAAAAGAATTTGAAATTCAGGAGAAAAAAGAACGAAAAGAAGCTCTAGCTGCATTGGAAAAACGAGCAAAACAAATGGAGAAAGAACAAAAAGAATCTTTAGCTGCATGGGAGAAACTAAGAAAATAAATAGAGGAAGACTTGAAAAAAATCATAAACAATAATTTGTATTTCCAAAACAAGGATTAAAATCAATGTCAGACACAGCTAGATTATGCGAATTATTACAAACCCAAGCTCAATTACTGCGAGTCCGAATTGCAGCAGAAGCCGGAATTAAGGAATACGAGGCAGATTGGTTGCCGGAAGCCAAACAGGTGATGCGGGACGCGACCGGGAAGTTTGCAAAAAAAGGGGCGACGGTAGATGTTCCCCAGCAACCTACTCCCGTACAACCGGGGATGCAAATGCCACAATTACAAGTCCCTCAAGTTTCTATTCCCCAACCGCAACAAATTCAACAACAGGTTCAGAATGTAACCCAGAATGTTAATCAAGAAGCTCAGGAATTGAAACGGGAAATCGTTAGCAAGTTGTTAGCGATTCGGGAGCAAGCGCAGAATCCCGAACAGGTTAAGGAGAATGTTCAAAAAGCGGTTGAGCAAAAGGTTGAGGACGTTAAAACTGATATTGCCGAGAAGAAACTTGAGGTTTCTAGTGAATTAGTTGAATTGGCTTCTAAAGGATTGGATAAATTGGTTGAAACAAATCCCGAATTTACCGACAAACTTCTTGATTTGATGTTTGGGGTTGATGCTCAAGAAGCTAGGGATAGGCTTGCCGATATGTGGGAAGAACTTCACCCCGAACTACCTAACGCAATTAAGCCAGACCCTTACAAGGAACTGGCTGAAGATTTAATGAATTTGCGAGGGGGAGATCCCAAGGAATTAGGGAAGGATTTGCTTCGGGCATTTAATAAAGTTGGGTACGATTATAACAAAATGTTAGATGACCTGAATAATATGCCCGACAAACCTCCGTTCGTTCAGGTGATGGGAAAAGCTGCGGCAATGACGATTCCCATTGCTATGTTTTTGGGGGCAACTTTAGCACCGGAAATTGGGATAGGGATGTTTATGGGTGATAATTTAGCAATTATTTTAACCAATGCTGCGGTAGGACAATTCTGGAGTTTTGCAGCAAATAAGGTAATGGATAAAGCGGAAGTTGATAATCCAATTGCAAGAATTGGAGTTGATTTATTGGTGGGAACCGCAGCAACTTCGGGAGCTTTGGATGTTCGGGGTATTTATAGACTGGGATTTCACAGATCTGCGAAAATAGCTGAATCACGGGTTGATGATTTTATTGCGAATTTTGATAATTATGTGAGAGAAAATATTGTTAGTGGTAAAGCAATTGAAAAAATAGAGTTGAAAAAAAACAACGTATTAAGAGATTTAGATGAATCCAATCATATTGTATTTACACTTGGCGGGGCAGGAGACACAGACAAAGCTCAGTCCAAGTTAATTGCTTTAACATTAAATAGAAGCAAAGACCAAGAAATTGAAAAGACGGTATTCTTTCCTTTTGTCGATAGAAAAATTTTCGCACCTGATTTAACCAAAGAAGATACAGAATTGATAGCACTAGGTAAAGCCGGAAGGGAATATTTTAAAGCAACCATGAAGAACTTCCATAACGAGGATGCTATTTCGCTTGCCGTTCAAGTTGCTGCTTTAAAGAAAAAATATCCAGAAAAAGAAGTGACATTAATGGGGTATTGTGGCGGAGGATTAATAGCAAGAGAAGCCAGTGAAATATTAAAAATAATGGGAGTGAAAACAAAAAATAATATAACCATTGCGAGTCCTTTTGCTGGAATGACATCCGCCCAAGATTTTACGAATATACTTTCCGAAAATGATGTTTACCTAAACTTCCTTAGACCAAGAAATAATTTGTATTTAAACACTGTTACAGATCACATGGAATATTTTGAAGATCCATTTTTAAAAAAGATGTTAGCAAGAATATTGGGTGATCAAAATGTAGAAACAAAAGATCTTAAATTATACAATGAATTTACAAAAATCACAGAAGAAATGAGTACAGGATATATCTATAAAAAATTCAACCTAGCGTTTGATGACTTAAAAGAAGTTGGATTGAATTTCTTTAAAAAACAAAGGAAAATCAATTCCGATGATTACATTGAAATAGTTAAAAAAATGGACGGAGAATCTGTTGATATTTACAAAAAAAGAGAGCAGGTAAAAATAGGTTTAAACGAAATGGAATACGAACTAATGAAAAACCAAGAATCCGACAAAGAAGTGTTATCTTTATTTTTAAAACTAAGAAAGAATTATGAAGAAGGTATAGATACTTTTTTGGCGAATATATACAGAGAAAGATATCTCGGATTAGATATTCAAGTATTATTAAAAAACAATATTAAAGAGGTTGATTTAGACTCAGTATTGGGAAAACAGAATATTGACAATCACAAACAAGAAATACAATCAATAAAGGATTATCTTAAAAAAATAGAAGATATCATATCCGATCAAGGAGAAGAATCTTCTTTGAGTTTTGCGACCTATACGAAAAATAAACTTAAAAAGAGTTTGGCGATCAAGGAGTATAATCTTGATCTTGCTATAAAGAACGCAGAGAGCAAGATCAAGAGAAAATAGAAAATCATAATGCAAAAAGTTAGTTCAAACTAGAATATAAGTGAATTAATATAAGCATTCACAAACTCAGACAATATCTTATCTTGAGCTTGTGAACTTAAATCTTTTACCGATTCGATTTTTTGACTCAATTCGGTATTGAATTTACTTAATTTATCCGAGAAATCCTGCTTGAATTTATTGGCTTTTTTATTAACTCCTTGCATTAAGGATGCAGATTTTTCTTTATACAACTTCTTGAGAGTACCCGAAACATCGTCAACCCATTTACTGATATTCTCGGCAGTCAAAGAAGTTGATTTTTTTAATTTCCCAACCTGCTTAGACACCAAAGACTTCAACTCCGCCATTTCTTTTTGAAGATTGGGTTGAAAATTCTTAACTTCATTTTCATATAACTCTTTAAGAGCTTTAGAAGCATCATCAGACCATTGCTTAGTAAGTTTTTGGTAATCTTGTGCCTTGGTTTTTGCACTATCAATTCCTTGAGAAGCGATTCGCTGTAATTCCTTAACCTCTTTCTCGATATTCGGTTTGAGGTTTTTGATTTCACTATTATAGAAAGTTTCCATAGACTCGGAAACATCCTTGACCCATTGATCCGCGATCGCCTTTTTACTCTTAAACTTAGCAGTCAAATCAGGCATTTTCAACTTATCAATTTCTTGAGAAAGATGTTCTGCTAAGTCATCCATCTCTTGCTTGATACGGGGTTTAATAGTTTGGATTTTGTTTTTGTACAAATCTTCTAACGAATCGAACATATCCTCAATACGTTTTTCTGCCTTTTCTTCAGCTTCTTTTACAAATTGCTTGTTTACCTGTGTTTTCTTCTCAAGAGTTTCAACTGTATCGTCAACCCATTTTTGCCCTGCTTTTTTAGCACTATCCAAACCATCATTAAAAGATTGACCAATCTCGCCAACTTTCATGCTGACATCAATTTTAAGATTCTCAATCCCATCGGATATAGATCGTTGTAAATTATCAATATCCTGTTCAACCTTGGGTCGAAAAGTTTTTATTTTATTTTCATAAATATCATCCATTCTTCTAGCCACATCATCAACCCAAGTAGCCGACGCATCCAAAGCATCCATCCCTTTCGGCAATAGCCACAAAAAAGCATCTTCAATTGCTTCACCCGCAGCGTTAATTCCCCTATAGATATTACCTTTAGCAATTAAAATTTTTCGCTCAACACCGTCAATTACGGTTGACATAATTTGGTTAGCCCCTCCCTGGAGTGACTCAAGTTGTTTCCCCCCTTTAACTATGAGATCATCCATAAAGCCAGGGGGAAGCGATCGCAATTCTTTAGGAATAGACAGCACACTATCTGGAAAGAATTTACCCTTAGAAATCCATCCTATATCCTTCATCTCTGGAAGTTTAATTCCAGTGGGTTTGATATCCTGTAACGGTTTAACAGAATCCAGAATATCCTTAGAACGGGCATCCATGAACTCTTTAACGGGTTTAGAAAGTTTGTCGTAAAAAGTCCCTTGCTCAGTAGCCTTAATCGCGGTTTCCGCAACTTTTTTACCCGTCCGAGATGCTTGATCAGCTTTACTCAGAACCTTGAAATGCTTGTTAGAAGCCAACAAACCACCCGCAGCAATCCCCACAGCCAGATCAACCCCTGCGCGAACCCATTGATTTTCAATATTGGCTTTATCCATTGCCTTGTTCGCGCCAAAGGAAACCGCCTGCCCGACCGCAGCCGAGACTAAAATAGCCTCAAGCGATTCCTTCATTGCCAGACCAATTATCACTTCTGGCCCCAAAGTTAATCCTAAGTAAACCACAACCGGAATTGAAGCCTTGACCGCTTTACCTATTAATTCTTTCTTCTTGTCGTACTTCTTAGGATTTTTTAACGCTTCAGTATAAGCCTGGTATTTAGCGAGGTCATACTCCATCCGTTGTTGAAAGGGAACTCCCTGCGGTGGCTCATCTGTTCCCGCAGTCCGAATAGCTTGAGCAAACGGGTCTTTATCGTCCCCATATTCATCCGCTAATTTTTGAGTCGCTTCCGCAATAAAATCATTTAATTTAGCTTCAAGCCGAGGATCAATTTTGCTTTTCTCTAAAATTTTCTCTAATGCCTTTGCCCCCGCCAATCCCGCAACAAGTCCCGCCCGTTGTCGGAAACTAGGATCTTGAACTAATCCTTGAATTAAATCACCAGTAATCTCAGAACCATTTTCCAACATATCCATTGCCGTCCAGGTCATTTGTTGCGCCTGACCTAAACCTGGCATCTGCATCGTTCCGGGCATAACTCCCGCCTGCGGTTGTGGGGTATCAACGGTTGCTCCCTTCTTAGCAAACTTCCCTGTCGCGTCCCGCATTACTTCCCCAGTGTTCTTTAGCCAACTTGCATCATATTCTTTAATTCCGGCTTCTGCTTGGAGAAGCTGTTGTACATAGAGCGATCGCATTTGAAATTCTAAAACCAATGCCGGAATAGTGAGATCAGACATAAAAAAATCCCCAACTCGGTGTACTGTTTGCCCTGAGTTGGGGATTGATTTTATTTTAGCAGGTGCGATCGCTCTTAATGTGTTGATAGATGTTTTTTGGCTTTGTCGAGGTAATGCGCTCTTGTTGATTCCGCGAACTCATCTACCTCGTTTTCTGATTCTATTGCTACAATTTGTCGGTGATGTTGTTTAGCTATTTCAGCAAATAAAGGAATCAGAGACTGAACTTCATCAAGAGTTTTTAAGGTTACGGCTCCGATACCTTCATTGTCCATAATTATTTCAACAATAAGGCTACTCGAAACTTGGCATTCGATTAAAGATATTTTGATATTGTAATCGTCAGAAATATCCTCACTGTTACATTTGATGTAATCAACGGTGAATTGGTTTTCACCGTAATATTGTTCAAAGCCTTTTAATTCTAAAATCTCAATTGCTTTTTGTTTTAACATTGTCGCTTCCTTCTTGTTGATATTTGACATAAATATTTTACCCCAAAAACAAAAAACGCACCCATGAAAGGTGCGCTAAATTAATTTAGGGGAGAACGGTGAGAATATCGTAGTTCTCTAGGTTTAGCGATCGCGCGATCGCTTTCAATACATCTCGCTCAATATCACTCATGTCGATGTTGCTATCTGGCAACGAACAAGATAATGTAATTCCTGCTTTGGTTAGGGCATCTTGAATTGCCCAATGCTTAAAGTTTTCTTCAGAAACCTCACACTTACCTCCCGAAAACAAAGAAATTTCTCCATGTAATTCAGAAGCCGCCGAAACAGAAACCAAACAATAGAACATTTTGTTGGTTATATATCCTTTTACTTTAGCGGGATACGAAATTTTTCCATTGCTGTAATTTACAAGAATTGTAGCTCTCGCAAAATCTTTTTCTTTACAGAGTTTGTCAAAACCTGTTTGTTGGTGATAAGTCTGCGTAAACTGTAGTATCATAATTCTAAGTGAAACTCAACCTGTTTATTGTAAACCTTTTCAGAGAAAATAGCAAGATTTGAAACAAAAAAGCCACTAAATAATTTTAGTGGCTTCATTAAGATATTTAGAGACTATTCATCACTATCGTCATCGGAATCAAAAAATCCCAGTTCTCCGCAAATTTCCGATAAATCGTAACCGTCAATCTTGTCAACGATCCAATGTTCGATCAGCCAATTAGCGATCGCTTTTACCTGCTCCTCTGTCCAATTCTGACTGGATGCAGAAAATGTATCAGAATCAAAAGTGCGAATGCTCTCAATTAATTTTTCCATGCCGGAATTAACGAATGTGCATCGCTCAGGGTTTAACCCCAAGGTGCGAGCGATCGCGATCGCAATCTTTTTCTCATATTCAGAACCAAAATCAATCCCAGGTAAATCAGGAGATATTTCTATCTCTGCATTAAACAACGCTTCTTGTATTGCATCTTGTTTTGCCAAAGAGTGTTTTAATGAGCGACAACCTCCAGACAGAATATTGTATTCTCCATACATAACCTTTAGAATACAATAGACCCCTTTTTTTGTTTTACTTAATTTAATTGAGATTGGGTGGTGAAATTTCCCAAATTCGTCAAGATATGTCAAAGTTGTCTCGGAAAATAAAGAACCTTTTTTGAATGGGCGTACAAAAAAGACATTCTTTCTTTTGAGTGTTGCTTTGAAATGATTCATGTTTTTAAATTAACTCAACGAAACTATTTTAACTTATCAACATCTATTAGTCAATGTTTAAAATAAAAAAGCACCTATTATTTCTAGTAGATGCTTTTGGGTTGATTGCGATCGCGCGATCGCATTAATCAAACTAAGTTGTAATTACTTTACAATGTTTGAGGTTGAGTTTGAATGTGTCCGCGATCGCGTTTGCAACAGTCTCCTCAAATCCAAGATTAGACAAAGATGAACTCGATAAATCAAAAGAGGTTTTTATACCCATTTCGTCGAATGCTTTTTGAACTATTCTTAGCCTGTTAGAATGTTGGATTGATTCACAAAAACCTTCTCCTCGAAGATCATATTCTCCGAACCGTACCCACACTGCACAAGCTACCCGTTTGGAGCTTATACGATAGAATTGCATCTCCAATACTTCATGAAATTCTTCTTTCTCGATGTCAAAGAAAATAAGAATCGTCGTAGAAGTTAACTTATCTCCGCCAATGTATGTTCCCATGTCGGGATAGAATGTTGTCTTGGTTAATTCGAGTGTCAATTTTGCCATAGTTTTACTTTACTCAACACAGGTATTTTACCTTATTTTTGAATTAATGTAAATAAAAAAGCACCTATTAGAAATAATAGATGCTTTTGGGTTGGTTGCGATCGCATTAACTATCTATCTTTTTTCTACAACAATAGAGGAAAATCCTATGTCCGCAGCAAAAGTTGGTTCAATACGAGACTTAACGTCCGCAGATGTTCCCATCCTTAAATTGCCGTTATATTCTCTCAATGTGATTTTTTTAATTAGCATTGTGTAATCATCAGATGATTTAAGCCTGACTTTATCAAAATAAATTTCTATGTGTACTGGTTTTTTTCTGCTTGGAGAAAAGATTACAGTTTTTACTGTAATTCCAATCTCTTGTTCGTTTACACCTACACAGTCATCACTTTCAATGACCACTTTTGGTGTAACCCAAATAATATCACCAGGTTTAATGGTTAAATAATCTGAAAATTTACCACTCATTTTTTCGTTATCAAATAGTACAAGATTATCTTACCCCAATTAACCCCATGAGTCAAGATTGTTAATATGGGTAAATGCGATCGCATTCCCAGATAGAGATTTTGCGATCGCTAACCAACTTTCACTCCGTAGGTACGGAATATTTTATGCTAAATAAGAAACCCAAGGAACTAACTAAGCCTGGTAAGGACAAACCCAAGGCTAATAAGGATTGGAGTACCCTCCCCCCGATGGATGAGAGTAAATCGGGTAAAGATAAACAGGAACCCGATGAGCGATTGAATTGGTTTTTCAGGGTCAAAATTGGAGGGGTTTCGGGAACTAAACAGGAAAAGACGGTTGCCGAGGCAGATGCAGCGACCCAGGAACAATGGGAAGATATCACCAAACTTGGTCAGAAGTTAGGGGGGAGTTCTGCCTCAGTATTAGCTCAGACCGTTGATCCTGAAAAGAAAAAATTAGTGGAGTCTGGTAAAACGATAATTGCTGACGAGAAGAAAAAGGAACCGGAGAAGGATCATAAAGAAGAAGTCGATGCCAAGGATGGGGAAATCAAACCCAAGGATAAAAAAGCCAAGCCTAACAAGGATTGGAGCCAGATTGCAAATAAAACTACTGACAGCCCAAAGGATAAAAAAGCCAAGCCTAACAAGGATTGGAGCCAGATTGCAAATAAAACTACTGACAGCCCAGGGGAACCCGTTGGGGAATTGTTGCTTGACTCTAATAACGGGGATATTCTGGGATACCCCTGGATTTCCTTTGATAGTTACCAACACAATCAAGCTGAATTTATTGTTTCCGACCCCGATGGGGAATTGTTTAAGCGAATCCTAAAACACCAATCCATTGAGATTGAGTGCGGTTTCAATAATGGATTTAAGGTTAATAAGTTCAAGGGCGTAATCTATGATGTCGGGCGAAAGCTTCCCGATGGCACTATTGTTCTGTGTGTAGATAATGCCGCAAAAATGGCAGCCCCGACTCAAACTGTCCAACAAACGGGGGTAGTAAATGCCAATCCCCAAACCGCAGACGGGGAAACCGTTGTTCAAACCTTTGAGGGTGAGGCTTCCTTTTATGGGGGAGGGGACGGGTTTGATGGTCAGCAAACCGCCAACGGGGAAATTTTTGATGCGACTAAAATGACTGCCGCCCACAAGGAATTAGCTTTTGGAACGAGGGTTCGAGTGACTTATATCACCAGTGGGAAATCAGTTGTTGTCACGATCAATGATCGTGGCCCCTATGCGGGCGATCGCATCATAGATTTAAGTAAAGCCGCGGCAGAAGCAATTGGTATGGTATCCGCAGGACATGGAAGGGTTAAGTGCGAAGTGTTGGGGGAAAAGAAAGAAGGTGCAGCACCCACCCCCAATTCCACACCAACACCGACTCCTACCCCCACACCCAGTCCAACACCCAAACCATCATCTTCCCCTACTCCTACGCCCACGCCCACACCGTCCCCCGTTCCGAATCCAACACCGTCAGACCCGAATGCCCTAGAAGTCAATGTGGGTTTTACCTCTGCATCGGATTCGCTATTAAAGACCATGCGACAAGCGGGGGAGAAAAATCCCATTGTCTCGGCTTCTAGTGTTTTAGAAACGGCCACTGGTTTTGCAGATTTAAAAATCAAACAAGAAAACCCCCTGTCTATTCCCCAGGCGGGGGAAGTTCAAGGACAAAAATCATCTCTATCGGTTGCCCTGGTTCGAGCAATTATGCAGGGGAGTACGATTGTAGTAAAGGGAAATTTAATTGAGGAGGTTGCGCCGGGGCAGGGAAAGGACTCCGGTGTGATTTTAGATTACGCCGAAAATCGGGCTGCATTTATTGGTAGTCCGATAATCAGAAAAAAGACGGGGGTAGCCCTACAGTCGGGATATGGAGCGATCACGGTCAAGGGCTGGAATGTTAACGATAAGAGTGTTGTTAGTGCCACGGTCAATAATCCTGCTCCGGTTACGCAACATCCTACTGGTCAAATTCAAGCACCTGACTGGGGAACCATAAAACTTTCAGATCCTATTATTCCTGGGTGTCCTTATACATGGGGATTGGCTACAAGAGAAGGATCAAGGGTTCCCGAAAGTAAAGAAGTGATGCAGGGAATTGTTGATGTCTGCATCGTTCTGTGGGATCTCACTCAAAAATTAGGACTGCCATCTGTTGAGGTAACATCCTGGTATCGAGATCCAGCGACTAATATAGCGGAATCTTCTACTGGTGCAACAGGCCCTCATACCACGGGGACTGCGGTTGATTTTGGGTGTGTTGGAATGGTTAAACTACATGACAGTATGTATGATAGGGAAAACGGATGGAAGGGAGGATTAGCAATTCATCCTCATGCGCGAGAAGACGAAAGCCGAGGATTTATTCACATAGACTGTATATATAGTGATCCACCTTATGCTCGATGGAATTATTAGGCACAAAAAAGCGATCGCACTTAATAAAAAATGCGATCGCTTTTTTGTTAACTTACTGCAATTACCAATTTAATTGCATCCGATAAACGATGGAATTTTGCAACTACTTTTTTTGTCAGGGAGTTATAAACTAAGTAGCCCGGCACATAAGGTACATAAGAAGGTGTTGTATGTTGACTCGGAATCAAATTTGATTCGAGACATTTAGCATGAACAATTTCCCATTCTCTTTTTTGATATTTTGCTTGGACTCCAGATTTTCCACTTGGAAAGATTTGAAATCCAAGTTTTTCCAAGTGAGGTGTGTTTTGTTGCTCTAGTTCTAACCATCCAGGCGATTTAACACGCCCCGTTCCCATATATTCGCTTTTGTGCCAAGCACTCACAAAATTACCATCATTTTCATCTTTAATAGAATCTGGGAGGGTAATGTTTTGAATTGCGAGCAGAATATCTTCCTCGGAATCCAGTTTGAATGCACTCGCCTTTTCTCCTGAAATATAATCCATGTTTTTAAATTAACTCAACACAGGAATTTTACCACATTTAAAACAAAAAGAAAAGCGATCGCACTTAATAAAAAATGCGATCGCTTAATACTATGCGTGATGCTCTAATTTTCCTTGACTCTCGAAATGATCAACCATTTCGTCAAAGACTTCCTGGGATATTTTTACCCGATCTTTATAACCAGGGAATCGCAATTGTTTCAGTCCATCCGACTGAAGTTCATCATTAATTCTTTCGTTCAATGTTAAGTATGCTTTGTACACAGATCCCGACAGATTGTATACCAATACAATGATCTGGCGATTTCCATTTTCGTCATATCCGCAACTAAAAGACTGAAAAAACATAATCAATTTTCCTTCTGTAATTACTCTGTAATTTTACCCCATTCAACCCCTGAATGCAATAGATTTTGACAATAAAAAGCGATCGCAAATCTATATGAAATGCGATCGCTTTTTTTACCATTCTCCTTCGATTAATTCACCGACAGTGATGATTTGATCCGAAAACTCTACCCAGAATGGATAGAGATTCGGGTATTCCTGTATTAAATAACAGGTATGATTTCCGGGCGGATGCCCAAGAACTTTTTCTATTTTTTCGTGCATAAAAGTCATGTCACTTTTACGAAATTTAACGCCTTTTACTTTGGCTTTTCTGTATGTTCTTGTATTTAAAATGTTCAAAGTAAAGTAACTCCTATTTGCTTGTTTATTCTACTATTATTATAACCCCATTTAACCCCAAAATCAATACCTAAAACAAAAAAAGGTCGGTAGAATCCTACCGACCTTCTGATATTAACTGGACTTAGTTAGGAATAAAATCTAATTCCCATTTTTCCCAGTCTATTTCCTCATCTTCGTCTACTTCCTGTTCATCGGAAGCAGCAATTGTTGGAACTGTGTCCCAATCTTCGTCTTCTTCCCAGTCATAGTCTTCATCTTCGTCAACAATTTCCTCTGAAATTGCTTCGATATTGATGATGGCATTTTCTGGGGTTGCTTCTGGAGCAATCTCTGGGATTGAATTGTAAATCTTGTTGAGTAGTATTTGAACTTGCTCACAAGTTGTTTCAACCCAGTCGGGTTCTTCTTCGTTTGCGATCGCTAATTTCATTGATTCCAGAAAATCAGGATCGACACCGGAGTAGGCAACATTGATTTGGTTTTTATGCCAAAATTCGTAAACTGCTTCCTTACCTCCGGCTTCATCGTCTTCGCCTAATAAGTTGTCAAGGTCAGGAATTTCCTTGATAACTTCGGCTTCTAGCAGTATTCCCGCTACTTGATTGATGCGTTCTTTCAAATATTCGTCAAATGACGCGATCGCATCGAATAACGATTTCAGATCATCAAACTCATAACACCCCTTGCCATTGATTGTCCATTTTAGGTTATCTTCGCTGAATACGACTTTAAAGCCAGCAAATTCAAACTCTGTAACATCTTGAGAATTTGAAATAGCTTCGTAGCCATCTTGAGCTAGATAACGTTGTTCTTTGAGTGTGACTTCTGGAGTTTCAATCTTTAGATATTTTTTAAGATCGTTAATCCAGATCGCCACATCTTTTTTCTTGCCATTCAATCGTTTTTGAATAGCACCTTTTTGAATACGACCAACGTGGTCATCATCCTCCTGTACAGAACTTTTGTCTCCGTACTTTTCCTCAAGAACTTGCTGTTGTTTGATTAAACCATACAGTTTTTGTTGTTCGGGATAATTTTCAAACCGTTTTGCCCGTTCTTCGATATCAGGAATTTTAGCTTCCCAACGGAGGATACTTTCAACCAAACCATTTGTTAGGTTTTCTATCTTGACTGCGAGGTCGTATTCAGGATCTCGCAACCATGTTTTTGTTTTAACCTCAATATTTGCTTCACGGGAAAATCCAAAATAAGTCTCACCATAACGTTCGACTTTAACTCGAAATTCCCCAATCCAAATATTTTTTATTTCCAAAATCTGAGAATGGGTTTTTTCTAAGATTTTAGTTCCCTCCTCAAAACTGAACGGAGTCCCATCAATTTTGATAGTTAATGTTCGGAATGGATTCTGTTGAAGATACTCTAAATCTTTTTGAAGATTGTCGATTTCTTCTCGACTTTTCTTAATCTTATTTAGAGTGCTTGAATACTCTGTTCGTACAGAATAGGACTGATGTTGCCATTCCCGTTTAATAATTTCGGCTTTTTTTACCTCCTGTTTGATTTCTTCAAGGCGTAAGAAGCCGTCATCCCCTGTGGCAATGACCTTTAACATTGACATCGACATAATAGCCGAGTCATCGGTTTCGATCCGTCGCTGGCTATGGTTAGCACGGAATAAATTCGTGAATACCTTTGCCTTGGACTCTATAGCTTGCCAAATAAAAGCGTCAAAGCCGGGGATTTTGCCGTCATATCCCCCTTGAGTGACGTAACGGAAGATGAGAACGTGATTAAACAAGTTACCTTGTCGGACAACACGCCCTTCCCGTTGAGCAATATCGCTCGGTCGCCAAGGGGCATCTAGGTGGTGTAAAGCGAATAATCGCTTCTGCATATTGACTCCCGTACCTAGCTTGGAAGTCGAACCCAGGACTACCCGGATTTCTCCGGCATTAATTAAGTGCAACAGGAATTTCTTCTGAGCCTTGGTTTTGTAGTCCTGAATAAATGCGATTTGATCTTTCGGGATTCCTAATAACACCAATATGTCTTTGACGTATTGGTAGACATTAAAAATGCCTTTCTTGGGAACCGAGAAGTCGCAAAAAACCGCTTGCGCCCCTTTTACTGAGGTAGTTAATTCCCAGATACGGTAGGTATTCCGAATACACTGGTTTACTTTACTGGAAATCAAGTTTTCCGCCTCAAAGATGCGGAGTCGAGAATCTAGCTGACAAGCACGACCATCCCCAATAATTTTTAATGGGTTATCATCGCATGGCTCAACCCCTCCGGTCATGAACGCTTCATAGCGATCGCATAACTCTTGAAGGTAATCCAATTGCTCACCAGATGGTGGACACCCGACGCTGATAACCTCATGAGATGGGCGAGGTAATTTCAAATCATCGGCGTTCCTTACATCCATGAATTGATTCAAGATTGCCACCAATTCTGGATGGTTTTTGATTTGCCGTACTCGTTTTCGGAGTTTATAGCCGTAGGGCAAAATCTCAAACTCCGATGTAGCTTCAAAGAATAACTCAAAAAATGAATCGAAGTGTTGTAACCCGATTTCTTCCAGGTATTCTAGGTTCAGATAGCGCAACATTGTCCAGGCTTCTGCCAAGGTGTTGCTGACGGGTGTTCCCGTTGCCAAAATGAATCGCCCCCCATTTATAAGGATATGACGAATCTTTAGGTAACAGTCAAATGCCCGTTCTGCCGCCGAGTTAGGCATCCCCGCAACATCATCCTTCTTGGTATTGCGGAATAGGTTTTTGAACTGATGGAACTCGTCAATAACAAGCCCATCAACTCCTAACAACTCCCAGAAAATGTCGTCCTGGTTATTGTCCAATTGCTCCATTGCCAGTTGGAGCTTTGCTTTATAGAAACTCTCAATAGTCGCCCGTGATTTCAGTGACTTGCGTTGACCTTGATATTCTTGAGCGTCTTCGACTTGTTCCCTCATGGCTGCAAGCTCAGATTTGATAAACTCTATCCGAGATTGCGGTGACATTGATATTGCTTTGAATTGCGAGTGGGTGATGATAATTGCGTCCCAATCCCCAACGGCGATTTTGTATAAAAATTTCCATCGGTTTTGGGGAGACGTAGATTTCTCATTCCCTACCAACAATTTTGCGGTTGGGTATAGCTTACGAAATTCAGCTTCGATGTCCGAGATTGTGGAATTCAAAACCACAAACATCGGTTTGGAAATCAATCCCAACCGTTTTTGTTCCATCGCGGCAACGATGAAACCGATTGTCTTACCTCCGCCCACTTCCCATCCCAGTAAAAAGGATTTTTGGTTCAACCCTCGCCAAGCGGCATCTTTTTGGTGATCCCGCAATTGGATGTCAGGGTTAATTCCTGGGAAAGTCAGATGTTTCCCACTAAATGCGGGAACCACGAAGGTATTGTACTCACTGTTATATTTTTTCGTCAGATGGACTGCTACCTGCAAATCAGAGAATATCCATTTCTGGAATGCGTCTTTGATTTTGTCTTGAGCAGCGATCGCAGCTAACGTCGCGTTTTTGTCTTCAACCCGTTTTTGCCCGTCAATAGTATCAACTGTAATCATCACCTTGGGTGTCATCCCATTTAGTGCTAATTCCAGAAGTTCAACAGCCGTAACCATAATAGTTCCGTACTGATTGTCTTTGGGAATATTTGGGCGGTTGATAATTTTGTATTCGTTCGAGGGATAGCTAAACTTTCGGATAGATACAGAACTGTTAGTAGGAAGCTGAAACAGCCACAGCATGAATGCTCGGTAAATATCGACATCAATCCAGGTTTGGCCCAGGCTGACATCAAACTTAGCTTGATCATCGCGGAACTTCTCAACACCGATTTCAACGGCTGTATCAACACAGATATTGATATCAGCATCGGGAAGTAACCACTTGGGAAGTACCGCTTCCAAAGCATCAATATTCTCTGGAAGATTGGCTTCAGTAGCTCCCTCCAACTTTTTACGAATATTTCCGCTCAGATAGACCTCTGGCAGTTCCCATTTTTGAGTGATAGGGTTGAGGTAAGCCAACTTATTAGCTTTCAAATCCTCACAAACCCATTCACAGGATTGCCCCAACAGATTTGCCATGCAGTCAATATCAACACCGCCGAAGCGATTGATACTGACAACTAGCGCATCTTGAGTGCGATCGCACTTCTCCAACAACATCGCCGGAGATGCAGTGCGTTTGTAGAAAATATCAGTCTTCAGGTATTTCTTGGAACCTTTGACATTTTCTGGTGTTTCCAATGCCAGCAAGAGATAGTAACGGGTATCGTCATCCAAACCTGAGTTTGCATGAAGGTATCCATACTTTGACACCCACTGGTCATAGTCAATATTTAGCTGTTCCCGTAGACTCTGCATTTTATTCTCATTAGATGTCTTTTGTGCCTCAATTAAGGCAGTTAAGACATTTACTAATTGAATGAAAAGCAGGATCTTTTCGGGATCTTCAACTCGTTCAATCTCAAAAGATTGAGCATCATTAAATTTACCCGCTTTCTTCTGAACTACATTCCCGTCAACAATCAGGAAAGATCCATTAGGCATCTTTGCTAATTCTTGATCGGAAACTTCAACACTCCCTAATGGGTAGTTGTGATAGCGGGGTTTTTGGGAAGATGCGATCGCTTTCAACTCCAAAACAGGATCTAATCCTTTAATTGAAATTAATGCGCCTCGGCTTCCTCCCCCATATAATTTGTCAACGGAAAGCATTCCCAGTAAGTGTTGCAGGTTTGCAACGAAATATTGATTCATGGAAAGTTCGTAAATATCATCCTCGACTCCTTTTTTTGAGTCGATATGATGCCGAACTCCCTCCATTACGCGGGAACTCCAACCCCCTACTTTGTCAAAATCCAAGAACGAACTGAGTAAGTATTTGTTGTACTGCTCATTGTCTTTGCATCGGTAATGACTAATAGGGTAGCTTTCAACCCAGTCTGGGTAAAAGACTTTTTCCTCTGAAAATGCTGATTGGTAAGACTCTGGTTTTTTGAGGTGTTTTTGAAACACAACCAGGTCAATTGTGACCTCCGTGCCAGCATTCCCAAGGAATGTTCCCGATGGCAAGCGATTTGCCAAAACTAATTCCCCATATTGGGAAACAACTTGTCGAAACGCCTGTCCCGATTTTGAATCCAAGAATCCGGTTGACGTTAGAAACGCAACCAACCCACCTTTTCGCACCAACTTCAATGCTTTCAACAAAAAGAAGTTGTGGATTTTTTGGGGTTTGATTCCTAAATTCTGATCCCATAATGGTGTCGCACCAAAAGGCACGTTACCAATCGCAAGGTCAAATTCCCCGTGTTGTAACACGAGGTTTTCAAATCCTTGGTTGTAAATCGTCGCTTCTGGATGCAACATCTCGGCAACTTTCGCAGAGATTGGGTCTAACTCAATTCCGATAAATTTGCTGTTATGTCGCAAATCATCGGGGCAGTTACTTATAAATATTCCACTGCCACAGGAGGGTTCTAAAATATTCCCTCCGGCAAAACCCAATCCTTTAACAATCTCCCAAATTGCTTCTGCAATTTCAGGGTGAGTGTAATAGGCGTTAGGTGTTACCGATTGAGCTATTTTTAGCTCATCTTCTGTTAGTAGTTCTAAGAGTTGTTGGTAAGCCTCTTTGTAGAAACCTTCCGAACTGGGGTCAAGTGCTTTGTACACCGTCCCCCAACCCGTAAAGGTTTTCAACAATTTTTTCTGCTCTTTTGATAAATTTGCAGGGGCATCTTTGACCAGCTTGATAATTGCAAGTTGGTTTTCAACTGTTTGCTTATTCATGATTTTTTAATTCATTGGTAACTCGACTGCAATTTTACTACATTTCTCTAAAAAAAACAACAATAACTTGTAATTAATTCTGTGAAATATTAACACAAAAATTAAATATTTATCTCCATAACTATATATATTTTCTGTTAATAATGGTAAGATTATATAAGTTGAGTTTATAAGCAAAAAAAAATGAAAGTATTAGCCAATGATTTGATGCACCTGTTAGCAGGAATCAATTTCGAGTTAGCGGATACAGTAAACATCACTGTGACACCATACAAGGTGATGTTTACCTGGACAGAGGAAGACACCAGTTTAGTATATTCACTGTCAAAGAAATCGGGAATCGCCCCGGCTTCCTTGGCAGCGAAAACCTATGAATTGGACACTTATCTGTTGCATGGTTTAGCAGATATTATCAAAAGTCAGTCTATTCAATTCAATAAGGAAAGCGATTTCCTTGTTGAATTTGATTTTGTAGTTGGGAAGAAAAATAACGTTTCGCTGTCGGTGGTAGACAGTGAAAACAATGGAGTTAAGAACCTCCCATTGAAAGAGGTATTTGACACATTCAAACTACCTCGATCTATTGTTGATGCGGAATTTTATTCTGGTAAATGGGAGACGCGATCGCACCTGCGATTAGCGAAATACATTGCCGAAAACAGCATAAACCCAATATTCTTGGAGTTTATTGACGGCGATTATTGCGATCGCCTCAAAATATCCACATTTTCCGATGAGATCTTTCTCGGAAGCGTCTGTGCAGACTGCTCTAACGGGAGTAAATTCCCATTGATACGGAGTCCTATCTCCTTGTCTGCGGAAGCAGTCGGAAAGATGTTGTCCTTCAAAGACTTTTCACGCCCTAAGTGGGCGGAATATATAGGGGGAAATATTTCCCTTATATTAGGGGACTGGGGTGACAGCATCACAACCCCCTACGAGTTTTCAAATATCGACAACCCTCAAAGATACTCCCAACACCTGTTCAGCAACAAAGCTGATGGTTGGGTAAAGGTCGATAAAAATACTCTGCAAAAGCAATTGGAGGCTATTTGTAGCCCCGTTACTTTTACAGAGACATCGGTACAGCTACCGATTAAGTCGATTTCTCAATCAGGGGGAGAAATCGAAATTATGACTGAGGCACTTGACCAGTTGAATCAGCTAACAAAAATAGGGTTGCTAGAGTTGCAAGCAACAGCATTGCTTGATTCCTGGGAAATCCCTGACCCCAAGATGATTTACAACAACATCATCCAACTGGAATTGGGTGATGGTTATTTAACTATCACCGGAAACGATGACCGGAAGCAAAAGATAAAGCTGAAGGGATCAAACCCGAATGCCTTCGGGAATTGGCAAGGTGATGGCAAAAAACTGATTAAAATACTTTCTCTAATTGAGGAGTACGACGGCAGGTTGGAAATCATTATGGAGCATCCAAGGCTCCAAATCCAAACAACTTCGGGAGCAAGTATTCTGCTCTTGGGTTGTGATCTCGTAGGTATCAACGATATTATCGACAACGACGAAACCACCCTTGATTGGTGGCACAAGCCAATCCAACTTCTCCCCGAAGTTAAAGGAAGTGAATTAGAACTAGATGATATATTTTTTCACCAAGTATCTCAGATCAAACAATTCAAAAAAATCGCTCAAAAAATGAGTGATTGGGTGACAGATATTGAATACAACGACCATACAGAGGATATTGCAAGTTTACTTGAAAGAATGAATACATTAGCTGCATTCATTCCAGAAGAATCTTATATCCCTAAATACGACGAGTGCTTCCAAGAAGATGAAGAACTCTATTGGTATGGTAGTGCCGTAGCAGGTAATCTTAGCGACTTCCTAGAGGAAATGGAATCATTGAAAGATGAACTCTCAATGGGATTAGGCAAAGTTTACCAGTATTGTTGCAAATTACCTAGTTTGATGCAATATCTGTTTTAGTTAAAAAGCGATCGCACATATTTATGGAGTGCGATCGCTTTTTTATTGACTTATGGGGTGCATTGGGGTACAATTTTAATTGTTGATTTACCAGGAATATTTATGTCCAATATCAAAGAAAAATTAACTCAAGAACAGATTGAATTGTTCGAGAAAGAAGACATTGATTGTGATGACTTGGTTTTCATACCAGGTAACAAAGTCCATGCTTTTACTTCCTTACCATCTGCTTGGGCGAATGAATACGGGGAACTGGTATTCCTAAACGTATCTCATAAAGATCAAGCCAAGTTTATTTATTACATCGGAGCCGAACATGAAGCGAGTTTAAAAACTCGCTACTTAAAAATATCTATCTGGGAAAACATAAACGAAGATAGACTTGAAAGATTCATTAATTCGGCTGAATAAGAAAAAGCGATCGCACATCTTTATGAAGTGCGATCGCTTTTTTGTTTACAAAAATAATTAATTAGTGTAAAATTACTTAGTTGAGTTAACGATAAAAAAGTGAAAGAATTAACTTGTTTGGGAAGATTTGAAAACCCCGTGACGAACGAGGTTTTTACACATAACGTAATTTCAATAGAGCAAAACTGGTTTTTGGAATGTGGTGATGACGACTATCCTTCTATACCAAATTTCATAAACTGGACTTTGAACTTAATGATGGAAGATTTGACATCAATATTTTACTATAAACTCCATGATCGTCAGAAATCACAGAAAGTCACGAAAGAATACAAAGAGATAGTCCGTGAGAACAAGAAGTGTCCCCCTTTCTTTCGAGAAAACCAATTGTTTAAAGGAAAATATTATATGGTTTCCGTTAAATGGGGGAAAGATAATATTCCCTTTATCGAAGGAGTATATCAAGATCGTTTGTTCGATTTTGATATCAATGTCAATATCAAAAAACAAGAAAGACTAAATTTGAGAGACGTTCTTTATAGTGAACACTATTATGCTTTTGAACAATCTCTAATCAAGAAAACAGAGTCAGGATATCAATTTATTGATTAGTCTTATGATTCTCTGATTAACCCAGAGCCGTGTAGTTTACACGGCTTTTTTGTTTCTATTGCAATCTGGGGTAAGATGGGGTATAGTTCTTTTACAATATTAACCGCAACAAATATGAGATCAAAACCAATTACATTCACTTCCGGTAACTTAATAAAAGTGCTTAACGGAACCAAGCCACAGACTAGACGATTAAATGTAAAAGGGTATGTTGGTGTTGAGCAACTATGGATTCAGGAACCCTATCGGTTAATAAAGATTGAGGGCGATCGCTTATTCAGATGCGAATACGGTAGCAACCTATTAGATTGTCGCAACATTCAAATAACAGAAAACGAGTTCAAGAAATGGGAACAACGGAAGCAACCTCTCCGAGCAAATTCCGCCCGATTCATGTATAAATCCTTGGCGCGACATTTTGCGCCAAGGATTGAGGTTCGTGTAGAGATATTAAATCAAATCTCTGATGAGGATTGTATAGCAGAGGGTATTGAGCAAGTTGGAGATAAATTTGCAGACCACAGCAATGCTCTATGGGATACTCCAAGAGAAGCATTTAAAAGTTTGTGGATATCGATCAACGATCCTTTGACCTGGGAAAAAGATACTCCTGTTGCGGCGATTGACATCAAGGAATTGATCGTCGATCCAGAATGGCGATCGCTAAATAAATGAGCTATCGTAATGCCAAGTCAAAAATAATCTAGGATTTATCATGGAAATGGCTTGGCTTGGCAGAGGAGATTCCACAAAAATTTTGCACCTAAAGATTGACGGCAGATGGCTACCCTATAATTCGCCCCTTTGTCGTCAATTTTCTGTGTCTGATTATGAGTTTCCTCCGAATGGTTCAAAAGGGTGGCGAACTTTTCAAGTGCTTCTAAAGAAGGGGTGGCATCTTCGCAATACCTCGGATGTATCCGATTTTTAGTGTTGAAAAGCGATCGCAAATTATTAGAAATGCGATCGCTTTTTGCTTGCAAATAATATTAATATATAGTACAATTCTAATTGTTGAGTTATTAAAACAAAATCATGCAAAAACACGCACGACTAGAGTTCACATGGAAACAAATCGAATTATTAGAAGAACATCATATTGATGCCAGTGATTTAGTCTTTATTCCAGACAAAAATGCCTGGGTTAGCGAGTATGGTGACATCGTTTTCATAGATACTCCCATCAAAGAACAAAATACTTTTATTCAGTTTCTTGGGGCTGAGGATGAAGCAAAACTGCTGTGTGCATACCAGGGAATGTCCGTCTGGGATAATGTAGACGAAGATCGATTGTATCAGTATACACATACCCCGAATAATTAAAATATAAACAGTAAAAGCACCCTAATTGTTGGGTGCTTTTTTATTGCTTATTTCTATTAAAAAGTGTAAAATAACGCATGAGTTACCACGAATTTATATTATGAATCCCAACGATTTTGATATAGTAATTGTCGCCTTTTCTGGTGGCAAAGATAGTTTGGCTTGCCTACTTCATTTACTGGATTTAGGGGTTAGCCGAACCAAGATCGAACTGTGGCATCACGACGTTGATGGCAAGGGCGAGACATTCTTTGACTGGCCATGCACTGAAGCATATTGCCGCGCGATCGCATCTCATTTCAAAATCCCTATCTACTTTTCTTGGAAAGAAGGGGGCTTCAAAAATGAATTATTGAGAGAAAACGAATATTCCCGCAAAACATTCTTTGAGACTCCTGAAGGATTGAAGACGGCAGGAGGCGATCGCGGTCAACAACTAACCAGACGAAAATTTCCCCATGTAGGAGAGATTAAAAAAGGTCGTTGGTGCAGCGCAATCTTAAAGATTGGTGTAGCTCAAACAGCTTTATGTAACCAGAAGCGGTTCATTGGAAAGCGTACCCTATTTATCACAGGGGAACGGGCTGAAGAATCGGCATCTCGCGCCAAATATCAAGAATGGGAAGAACACAAATCCCATTCTGCTAAACGGGAAGTAACCCATTGGCGACCCATTCATAAGTGGAGTGAGTTAAAAGTCTGGCAGATAATTGAACGTTGGATGATCAACCCCCACCCCGCCTATCGGTTGGGATTTGGCAGGGTTTCCTGTGCAACTTGCATATTCGGCAACCCTAACCAGTGGGCAACCGTCCGATATCTGTTCCCAGAGCAATTCACTGAAATTGCAGAATTAGAAGCGGAGTTCGGACACACAATCCACTTCTCCTATGACAAGAAGAAAAACATCGTTCCTGATTCAGTTGTTGAAAGGAGCGATCGCGGTCAAATATACCAATCTTGCTTAGAACATCCCGAATGGGTTATCGAGGCAAAAGATAAAGATTGGGACTACCCCGTAACAACATATCCTTGGGAGCTTCCTGACGGAGCATTTGGAGACAACACGGGGCCGACTTAATATTGGAAGCAGGGAGTTTAAACTTCCTGCTTTTTTAGTTACTGTCTTTTCGAGCGATCGCATCCCCATTAACAGGATCAATATTGAGAATTTCTTGGTTAATAGCCAAAGCATTTTCTCTTAAACCAAGTTCAATGTAAATTGAAGCCAGGTAATTTAAGCAATTAACATCCTCTGGGTGATCGCCAAGAATTTGATAAAATATACAAACAGCTTCATCGAATTTCTTTAAGGCAGTTAAATCAATTGCTTTATTAGTTGAGGCAATGCGGTGATT